GCAGCGGTGGCGCATCACCAGCTACGCCGACGCCAGCCGCGCGGGCGAGCCGTTCGCGGCGCTGATCCGGCGCAAGAAGATGCTGCCCAACGTCGTCGCCAGGTTCTGCACGGCCGACCTCAAGATCAGCGCCATGCACCGCATGTTGAAGGCGACGCTGGGCTGGGACGAGTGGACCGAGGCTGTCGGCCTTCGCGCGGACGAAATGCACAGGGTCGCTAGAATCAAGGCGTCCAACGAAGGAAAGCGGGACGTTGTCTGCCCGCTCGCGACCGCAGGCATCACGAAGCGCGACGTCGCGGCGTTCTGGGAGCGGCAGAACTTCGACTTGCAGCTGCCCAACATCAACGGTCGCACGCCGCACGGGAACTGCGACCTGTGCTTCCTCAAGCCGATCGCCACCGTGCGCGCCATCATGCGCGACATTTCAAAATCCGCTGACTGGTGGGTTGAGCAGGAAAAAACAACCGGAGCGCGTTGGCGCAATGATTGGCCGCCATACGCCCAGATTGCCGCCAACGTCGAAGCCAGCGCAGACCTGTTCGCAGAGGAAGGCAGAGCCACTGAGTGCTTCTGCAATGGTGATACATGAAGCGGACATGGAGCGGCGTCATCTTGGGCGAGCCCGCCAGCAAGGCCAACAGCCGCCGCATCGTGCGGTTCGGGTCGAAGTTGCGGGTCATCAAGAGCGAGAAGGGCCTCGCGTATATCGAGGCCGTTGCAAGGCAAGTTCCCGAGCTGCCAGCGCAGGACCAGCTGCTCGCGCCGATCCGCATGACGGCGCACATTTTCTACGCCTCGCGCAGGCCGGATCTTGACGCGAGCCTCATCCTCGACGCGCTGCAGGGCCGCGTCTACCGCAACGACCGCGCGGTGAGAGAAATGCACCTGTATCACCACCTCGACCGCGAAAACCCTCGGGCCGAGATTTTTCTAGAGGAGATGACCGATGAGCACGAACAGTAAAAAGAGCGAATACCTAACTCCAATTGAGGCCGCGCGTGAATTGATGATGACACCCGGCGGCGTCCGGGCGGCGATCCGGCGCGGCGCGCTGCCTGCGTTGCGCGTTCTGGGAAGGCTGAAGCTGCGCGCGGAAGATGTGCGCGCTGCGAAGGAGGGTAGTCCCACAGCAGCGGAGGTTCGTCATGCAAAACGATGACCTGACCCGCTACGCCGAGCGCCTGACCCGCCTGATCGACGCCGCCAACGAGGTGCGCGACGACCTCAAGGAACTAAAGGTCGAGATCAAGTCGGCGGGCTACGACCCGGAGGCGCTGCTGCGCGTCGTGCATCTGTGGCGCGACGAGCTCAAGCGGGCGCGCGAGCAGGAGCGGCTGCAGGCGGTGACGCTCTACGCCGACAGGCTGGGCGTTCAGCTCGACCTGGGCCTATAGTGACCGCGGCCGGGCCCTCCCTTGCCGTCGCCGGCGGGCGGCGGAGCTCCGCAAGCTGACCAGCGGGTTCGCCCGTCAACGCAGCCCCGGCCGTGCGTTTCTGCGATGGTCCGCACCCGCCGCTCCGCCAAACTTGACGCGTGATTTTGGTTTGCTTAGTCTAGCCAAACCCTAACCAAAGGATTTGGATCATGGACACGGCCAGGATTGACGCAGCGAAGCGCGGCGAGGGCAAGTACTTTGGCAAGCCCTGCCAGATTTGCGGAAACACGCAGCGCTACACGACCAGCGCGTCTTGTACCGCTTGCGTGAAGCGGTACAACGACCGCAACAAGTTGAAGATCCGCGAGCTGCTGAAGCAGGCACGGGATGAAGCGTGATGCGCTTCTACTCCTTCCACATTGGCGATTACGCCAGCCATACGCGTCACCTGACGCTGATGGAAGATCTTGCCTATCGGCGGCTGCTCGACCTCTACTACATGAACGAACGCCCGTTGAACGCCCGTTCAGCGGACGTTGCACGGGCCATCAACATGCGCGAACACGAAGCCGAGGTGGCGACGGTTCTGGGCGAGTTTTTCGAGCTGGTCGAGGGCTCGGGATGGGTCAATCGGCGGGCTGACGAAGAAATTGTGCGCTGCAAAAGCAAGCAGGAACAAGCCTCTAGGGCAGGGAAGATGTCCGCGCAACGGCGGTTCAACGCCCGTTCAACGGACGTTCAACCACCCATTACCCATGACCCATTACCCAATACCCATGAAAGAACAGAACCGGATAAGTCTGTTCTGGGGGGTGCAGGGGGGAAGCGCGCAGAGCGCGCCGACCGAGGAACCCGCCTGCCCGACGATTGGTCGCCTTCGGAGGATGACCGGGCCTTCGCCGGCAGCCTCGGCGTGGCGGTCGAGCGCGAGGCGGCGTCGTTCCGCGACTACTGGCACGCGAAGCCCGGCGCGGACGGGCGGAAAACGAACTGGTCGGCAACCTGGCGCAATTGGGTGCGCCGCAGCAGCGAAAGGAAGCAGGGCAATGGCACAGGATCTCGCACCGAACGCAACGGGTTTATCGTTCACGCTGAGCGCCTTGCTCGGGAGGATGCAGACCGAGCAGCTGGGCGCTCCGTTGTCGATTTCCTCGACGCAGAAGACCGAGGCTGAGCGCGCGCTGGTCGCCGCCGAGGCCGCGCTGCAGCCCGCACCGCAGGCGCTGGCCGAGCGGTTCGTGACGGCGCTCGGCACGTTGACGGCGACGAGGCCGGGCGAGGCCGACGGGCTGGCGAAGGTGCGGGCCTACGCCGCGATGCTGGAATTTCCGGCCAGCGCGTTCACGCGGTCGAGCCTCGACGCGGCGGCGCGCAAGTTCCGGTGGTTTCCGTCTTACGCCGAGCTGGTCGAACACCTCGAGGCAGAGGTCGCGCAGGCGAAGGCGCTGCGGCATCAGCTGCGCCGGGCAGTGGCCCTGCCGGTCGAGGGGTCGAAGCCCTCGGGCAAGTACTCGGCCATGACGGACGCCCAGAAGGCCGAGTTCGACGCCGCGATGGCGAAGTTCAGGTCCCGGTTCGCATCAGATGCCTCTAGGAGCGCCGAGGATGGCTCAGGAACGCCGGAAGCCCGCTGACCCTAGGCAGGGTAGCGGGCGACCGGGTTTCGGCGCTCCTAGGGCGGTTCTAGGCGGTTTCGGGACGAAGGTGCGCCGGCAGGCGGCGGTAGGCCTCGTCCAGGGCCTGATGCCATTCGGGCGCGGCGAGCCGGTTCGTGTCGCGGACCCGGCGGCGGATCAGGACGTCGCGCAGCTCGGCGGCGTCGAGGAGGGAGGCCTCGCCCATCGCGTGGCGGAGGCGGGCAAGGCTCATGGCGGGGTGGACGCGCATCACGCGCGGCTCCGGTCGGCCTCGGCGTCGATGCCGGCGTCGATGGCGATCTCCTCGGCGGTGAGGTCGGTGTCCTGCCTCAGCGTGCGTTCCTGCGCCATCGCGAGGAGCATCGGCAGGCGCGCCGTGAGCTCGGCGACGTGCTCGTCGTTGCGCCCCTCCAAGGCGAGGGCGTTGCGGATGTACCGCAGGCCCATCTGCTTTTCCGCGCAGGAGATCGTGCGAGCGAAGGCGGCGCGGTATTGGGTGAGCGTCTTGGCCATCGTGGCCTCCCTTGGTTGGCGCCTCGGCGCCGGTTTCGATGGGCAGAACATACACCGCCGGTGAACGCGCACCATTGCAAAGAACGCAGGCCGATATGCGGTTGACGCATGGCTCGGGGCGGGGCATCATCATTGCAGGTCCCGTATGTTCAAAGACGGCGAATAAAATCAACGACATGGCTGCGCGCAAAAACAAGCTGCGGCTCAACGACGACTGGAAGGCGAAGATCCAGGCGTCGAACCTATGCTGGCGTCTCGCCGCGCACGTCGAGGGCAAGATCGAATTGAGCCCGACGCAGGTCCGCGCCGCTGAGATCCTGCTTCGCAAGACCGTGCCAGACCTTGGCCGCACCGAGGTGACCGGCCCTGAGGGCGGCCCGCAGGTCATCCGCTACGAGTGGAGCGAGCCCGAGTGAGCGCGCCGCGCGTGCAGACGGTCAAGTTGCCCTACGCGCCTCGGCGGGCGTTCCTGCCATTCCACAAGCGCACGCAACGCTGGGCCTGCCTCGTCGCGCATCGCCGCGCCGGCAAGACGGTCGCCGCGGTCAACGACCTGATCCGAGCCGCGATCACAGCGCAGCGCCCTCACGCTCACTATGCGTACGTCGCGCCGTACAGGTCGCAGGCCAAAAGCGTCGCCTGGGACTACCTCAAGCGCTTCGCCGCGCCCGCTACCGCCGGCGTAAACGAGGCCGAGCTGCTGCTGACGACGCATACCGGCGCGAAGATCCAGCTGTTCGGCGCGGACAACGCCGACGCGATGCGCGGCCTCGGCTTCGACGGCGTCTACTTGGACGAGTACGGCGACTTCAGGCCCTCGGTTTGGGGCAACGTCATCCGCCCGACGCTCTCGGACAAGCAGGGCTGGGCCGTGATCGGCGGAACGCCGAAGGGACGCAACCAGTTCTACGAAGCCTTCGACGCCGCGCAGCGCAGCCCGGATTGGTTCTGCCTGCGCCTGCCGGCCAGCGCCTCGGGCATCCTGCCGCCGACCGAGCTTCACGCCCTGCGCGCGCAACTGACGCAGGACCAGTACGACCAGGAATACGAGTGCAGCTTCGAGGCCGCGATCCTCGGGGCGTTCTATGGCGTCGAGATGCGCGAGGCCAGCGACGCCGGGCGCATCGGGCGCGTCCCGCACGATCCCGACCGCCCGGTCTACACCGCATGGGATATCGGCTACCGCGACGACACCGCCATCTGGTTCTATCAGGTCGCTGGCGGCGAGGTGCATCTGATCGACTACCACGCCAGCAGCGGCTCGACGGTAGCGGACCTCGCGGAGATCGTCGCAGGCAAGCCGTTCCGCTACGCCCGCCACCATCTCCCGCACGACGCGCGGGCGAAGACGCTAGCCTCGGGCGGGCGCAGCGTGGTCGAGCAGCTCGCGGCGCTGCTGGGCGGCATCGGCAAGTTCCAGATCGTGGCCGACCTCGGCGTGCAGGACGGCATCCAAGCCGCACGCCTCGTCCTGCCGCGCTGCTGGTTCGATGCCGAGCGATGCCGCGAGGGCATCGAGGCGCTGCGGCAGTACCAGCGCGAGTATGACGAGGACAAGCGCGCCTTCAGGGCGACGCCTAGGCATGATTGGACCTCGCATCCTGCCGATGCTTTCCGTATGCTGGCCGTCGCGTGGCGCGAAGAGGCGCCCGTCGAGCCGCCTCGGGCCGACCGCCCGCTGCTCGTCGGCGCCGCAAACGCAGCCACGCTGAACGACATGTGGGCCGCGCACGAAACGCGCAGCAGGAGCGCCAGGATATGAGCGAGGGCACCGAGTACCACGCCGCGATGGGCGAGTTCGCAGGCCACATGCTCTGCACCGCCATCGCCTCGCTGATCGACGCGACGATTTACAAGCTCCGTTTTCTGTCCTGAGGAGGCCCAGATGGCCGGCGTCAGCTACCCCTACCGCTACCAGTACGAGACCGTCGCGGTCTCGCAGTCGAACCAGGTTCTCGGCGGCAC